ATTGGGATTTGACCTTGTTCAATAGTCCACAAGTTAATACCGCGATTAGCCCATTCAATCGTCATGATATTCATTGAACGACGAGCAGTGCGGAAGTCATACCCAGAACGTAGCTCATGCCCGCATCTCTCAAATGCCTCTTCTATAAGATCATTTAAATCTAGATTAAACGTTGATACGCCTGTAGTTGTCATTTAGTTACCATTCAAATAAAAACTGTACTATGAGTAAATCAAGAATAAAATAACTATTCTCTTCATCTGCTGCCATTTCAAACCCTAACATCATACCTGTGATAAAGCTGATATAGCATCTCATTTTTATTTCATTTTCTTTAGTGTTTCTGCTAATCGTGCACGTTGACCTAGTTTGCCAGGTGCTTTAGCAGCTTTAGCTAATTTTTTAGCAGGGATTTTCTCACCTGATTTTACGCCTAATTCTTCACGTAAGGCACCAGGTTTACGAATCGCATCCCCAATCCATTTTACCTTACCGCCTTTTTTATACTCAGTAAAGTCAGTATTATCTCGGCGAGCTTTCTTTTTGCCTGTCCCCATTTTGCTAGGGCTAATATCGCCCATTCCACGAGAGGCCATCATCACATCATTGCCTGTGGTTGATGAGGCGTATATTGGTACTGTAGTCCGCCAATACCTTGTTGTGCCATTTGTGGGTGTTGCTGTTGTGCTGTAAATGCTTGTTGTCTTTGATAATTTGCTTGCTTTCTAGGGTCTAAATTTTGAGCCTGCTGCATTGGGTGTTGCATTTGTTGCATTGAGTTTTGCATTTGTTGCATTGGGTTTTGCATTAGTTGTGAAGAGCCGCCTTTACCACCCATACCTTGTTGTGGATATGGCGTTGCTGCTGTTGCGCCTGGTGGCATCGCACCTGGACCCATACCTTGGGCTGGCATTCCTGGACCCATACCTTGTTGTGGCAATGATTGATAGCCAACATATGAGTTTTGTTGTGGTGGCATTAGGCTAGGTCCTGGACCCATACCTTGTTGTGGCAATNATTGCTGGTAGCATCGCACCTGTGCCGCCTTTACCCCCAGTATTTGATTGTGATGTACCAGTTGATTGTGGTGAGCCAGTATTTTGCGTTGAGCCGCCAGCTGAATCCATACCCATTTTAAATTTCCTTTACCATATTTACTTGTCGGCAATCATAGCCTATTTTATTTAAAAAACTACGTGCCCAACCTGGGCGACCCATTAGAGTAATTCCATTACACCCTAAACCTTTAGCCCAAGCTGTAATCCCTACTTCAATCGCTGCAATCCCTTCGATGTTGCCACCAGCCAAAAAACAATGCGCCATCTTAGCTCTAGGGTACTGCGAAATCTGCATAATAATTGCACAGTCTTCACCTGCCCAAAGGCTTAGGTTTCCTTGTGATACATCATACAGTATATCTTCAATGTTATGGGTGCCATGCGCATACTCTAACGCATCACTAATCCACTTTTCACATCGTTGAAATTCTTCAACCCACTTGGGTAGAACGCCGTCTACCCTGTATTGCTCATACATTACTTAGCTTTACCGCCACCACAAAATGCTTTGATATGGTCTGCATGAACTTTATGACCTGCTGCATGCTTACTGTACATATCGCTATGGTGTTTATAACTACCCTCTTCATGTTTTGTAATGAAGTCATCATTATGAGGCATAGTTGTATTGAGGGTTGCTTCTTTTGTTAAGTTATCGATTGCCATTTTAATTTCCTTTATTAGCAGTATTTACCGCGAGTTTTACCACGTTGAGCGATGCCATCACCACGTGAAGATGCTGAACCGCCTTTAGCCATACGAGTTGGGCCTGAATCACCAAAGTTTTTACCTTTAGTATGACCACGTTTTTGCACTGCAGACTCACCAAATTTGGTTAGTTTATTTGAGCCTTTTTCTACATCTTTAGACATAGTACGTGGACCCATTGATTCTATCTTACCACCTTTTTTCATACCTGGTGCATTACCGGCTGGAGGAGCTGGAGGAGGGCCGCCTTGTGGACCACCTGGAGGAGGCATTTGTGGAGCTGGCGTTGGGCCTTGAGGAGCTGGCGCTGGGCCTTGAGGAGCTGGATAACGTGCTCTCATCATTGCAGCGTCTTTAGCGATTTGTGCATCGCGTAATTCTTTTAAGGCTGCACGTTTAGTTTCATCGTCAACCATTTCATCCATACGGATTTTTCTACCTTTTTTCTCAGCCATAATTACACCATTCTTCCTTTAGTTTTACCTTTAACACAACAGCCATCTGCACGAGATGACGCTGAGCCGCCTTTGCTTAGTTTAGTTAGATTAGTATGCTCACCTTTATGCTCTTGTGCATCATGCATTGCAAAAGCTTTTTTAATCAGCGCTTTATCTTGAGCCGTATCTACCTTTGTATCTTCTTTCATATCGCTTTTAGCCATAATATTTCCTAACATTTCCAACGTTTAAGAGACGCTGCTTTGCGTGTTGGTTTACCATTTTCATCTTTCATTGGACCTGGCATACCTGACATACGAGCACAAAATGATTTTTTACGTGGGCCACCTTCAGGCTGTGGGGCTTTTAAATGAGACCCTGTTTCTCGGTTATATTTAGCACGACCTTTAGCTGTGAGCCCTGCACCTTTATCTGTAGCCAACTTTTCGCCTCGACCAACAGATAGTACTGGACCGCCTTTTTTAAACGTCTTGCCTTTATCTGCAGCAGCAAAGTCTTTACCTATAGATTGTTTAATACCAACCTTTTTAGCAAATGATTTACTGTGTGCTACAGCTTCCATAAGGTTATGTTGTTTCTTTGAGGTACTAGGCATTATCTACTCGCATGCTCTATAAACCAAGCTACTAAGCCACCGACAATACTAGCGGCACTGCCAACGGCAAGAAGCATTCTCCAACCTCCATGAGCGGCTGACAATGTATCATTAATTTTTGCAAGTGTATCTTTAATTTCTTGCATATCTTTAACCATCTTGTCCATATCAGCTTGTAAATGTTTGATTTCGTTTGCATGGGTGGCTAACTCTCTAGCTGTTTCTACTTGATCAGGTACACTCATATATCACCTAGCCGTACGTAATGGACATTGCACTTAATGTTGTACCGACTACATAAATCCCATTTTGTACTAAGATACCTTCACCTGGAATTAGCACCTGGAACGGTTGTACCGCTGTAGAATATTTAAATTGGTACAAAATAGGGCCAGATGTATCTGTACCGTCATATAGCGTGAATGTACCTGCTGTACCATTACCAAGAAACACAATTGATTTTAGTCGTGTTCTACCTGTAATAAGTTGTGCTGGGAATGTACCCGAATACGCACTTTTTACATCATATTGCATTGTCATAATTAATCTCCTTAGATTTAGTAAGGGCTGTCATGTGGGCGATTGACATTTAAGGCTACTTATTAGGTAGCCACCCTCAGATTAATTAAACTTGGCTAGGGTTAGCTGAACCGTCAGAACCGCGTACGAGGTATGTGGCTGAGATAATGCCTGAACCTGCAGTAACAGTACCAAATGTGTATGTGATAATCGCGTCTGTAGAGCCAACGTTGGTAACTAGTGTTGGGTTTGTTGTACCAATTGCCAATGATTGCTTACCTGTAGAACCTGTAGAAATAGTGATAGCACCTGTAATTGCTGTGCCATTTACGTATACAGTAACTGTACCTGTACCNCCTGAAGTGAAAGCTACGTTTTGAAACAAATCAACCGCAAGAATTGAAGCACCTGCTGGAANAACAAACGCTACTGAAGCAGTACCGTCTGTATATGTTACTGGAGCTTGTTGTGCAACAATAGTTGCACCCATGTTGCGGATTTGACCTGCAACTGTACCTGTTGTATTTTTAACTGTGCCCAATAACCATGGGCCTAAATGAGAAGCGAATGCCATTTTAGAATCCTTTATGCAAAAGTATTCTTACCATCGTTGCATCGTCTGCTGGGGCAGTTGGTAAGAATGATAGTTCCCAGACTTGATTACTTTATACCCTTAATTTAATTATGTGTCAATATCATGTTTATTTGACTTTTTTGCGTTTAATTATTTGTTCATTACGTACATAGTAACTTCAAAGCCGAAACGCATTTCTGTAGCTGCTGGTTTTGTCCACATTTTGTATCTCCTAGTTTACAAAGTGTACGGAATGTACACTATGAGTGTAGTTATACTCTGATTTTTAAACTAAACCATACAGAAAATCATTAAAAAGCAAAGGGCCCCGAAGGGCCCCTGCACCTGACAGTCGAAACCATCAGGGGGATAACACTACCAAGCCTAATTAAGCGCCTGGTGAACCGTACATACCTAGTGGATCTGACCAACCGAAGCTGTAACGTTCACGTGATTTGTAACGTACATTTCCTGTGTCAAAATCCCCGTCCATTGAGTTTTGCAATGGTGTACGAACAAAGTGCTTCATACCATTTGGAACATCAGTAGTTAAGAACCAAGCGTTTGTATCTGTCAAGAAGTGGTTAATTGTGTAACCTTCTGGAATAGAACCGTTGTTCTTAATTGCGTTGATGTCGTTGTCAGTAGTACCAACACGCAATTCAGTTTCAAGCAAGCGAGTTGCAACGAATTGAAGAGCAGGTGGAACAACCAATTTCTTAGGTTTAGCAGCAATCAATAGACCACGCTCATCAGTCCAAGCAGCGATTTGAATAACAGCATTTTCCAATGAAGTTTCGTTCAAGTCAGCAGCAGTAGCTGGAGTGTTGCTATTAGAACCACCGTTAACAAGGTTGTGTGTTGTAGAGAACAATGAAGCATTATCACCACCTGTGTAGGCAGCGTTGAAACCGTTGTTCAATACAGCAGCAGCTTTAACTTGTTTAGTGTAAGCCATAGCACGAGCTAGTGCTTTAGTATAAC